TTGAGAGTGAAGAAATTCAGAAAAAAGATGGAAACTCATTAATAAAACTTAAAGATACTGATGTTCTAAAATTATCTGAAGATCAAAGAAAAAAAATAAGTGATCTTATAAAAAATAGTAATTATATGTCTAATATAAATCTACAAATACCAAAAATGGATCTTTCAAATTTTATTAGGAGGAATTATTGATGGATAAAAATGTTATAGAAATTAAGAAAAAAATATGGTCTTCAGATGATAAAAATGGGATTTGAGTTAATTGATATTGTAAATAAATTTAAATTATTTTTTAAGTATGAAAATATAAGTATCCATATTAAGAATATATCAAGCGAATAGTTTTGTCAATCACAAATTTTAAGTATTGGAGGATTTTAGTGTGCAAAGTAATATTGAAGTAAAACCTAGTATATATGTTAAAGCATTAAATGAAGTAGGTGCAGATAAATTAGATAAAGTTCTTGAAGCAATGGATTATTGTCTTGAAGATATATATGATAATTTACGTAATCCCATGAACGTATCTTGACAGTCTTTATGTCAGAATTAATTACTATAGTTGATAGGTTACAAGCTGAATATGATAAGAAACATTATAATCCGGACGTGGAATATCTAAAGAAACATCCTGAAACTGATATATTTAAATCAAACGATTAGAGTAGTGGAGGAATACAATGTCAAGAAAATGTACTTTTAAAGCTTGTGATTTATACGATGGTGAAACTACATTATTAGATGGTACAAAAATCACCATTGAAAATAGTATTATTCGTAAAATTAATGATGCTGACGTTTATGGACTACGTGATATCATGTTAAATCAATGTGATATTGCTGAAATACGTAAATCTGATAGTGATGTATTAGTTATAACTACAGATACAAGGGTATTTGGTAACATTGAAGATGTAGAAAAGGAGTGGAGTAAAGACATAGGAAAACAGGTTGTATTAATGCCTTATTATTACGAGACACACAACATTTTTACTCAAATGTTTGATAAGTTAAATAAGATTGAAAAAGAATTAGAGACTATTAAAAATGAGAAGGAGATTAACTAATTATGAATAAAGGAATTGTTAAGTTTTTCGATATTAAAAAGGGTTGGGGATTTATTAATTTTGATGGAAAAGATGTATTCGTACATCATAGCGGAATTTTGGCAGATGGATTTAAGAAATTGACTGAAGGTGAGAGAGTGATGTTTGATATAAGCCAGTCACCCAAGGGATTAATGGCTATTAACGTAACTAAGGCTGAATAAGACTATGTATTGAAGAGCATCAATTTAATCATGATATAACAGGTATATTTAGTTATAGGTATTCACATTTTACCCTTATTGGTATATAATTGTTAATTATAATCAAGAGAGGGAAAAAAATGAATGATAAAAATAATAAAACAATAATTGGTACAAGCGTAGAACTTGCAACTAAATATACCAATGAAACTTTTACCAAAAAGAGTAAAGGAAATAGTGTTCCCGATATTAGGGATATTATTGGTAAAATTGAAAAAGAAAAAAGAAAACAAGAATAGAATGGAGTGGTACTTATTATTGATATTCAAATGATTTTAAATCAAATATTTAATATATTAGAATATTTTGTTCCTGGCTTTATATTTATAACATTCTTTAATAAATTAACATCGAGAAATGGTGATAAAAGCTATCAGGTAATATGGTTTATTATTATGAGTTTCTTGATTAAACAATTTTTTATAGTACTTCATGGATATATATTTATTAGTAGATCATTTTCATTAGGTGAACGAGTTTTAATATGTTCTTTTGGTGCATTGTTATTATCTATTGCGTGTGTGTATATATCAGAGAGAAAATGGTTTAATCGATTTATGATATTTATTAATAATAAATCTGTACATAGTGATATTTGGCATGATATTATTGATTATGATAATGGTACTGCATTAAGAATTGTATGTGATAAAGAGAATATTATTTATAGTGGTACTCTAGATTGTCATGAGGAAAAAGGAAACGATTCTTGGTTTGTTTTAAAAGATTATGTGATTGAATATATAGATGGTAAGTCTGTAGATTCAAGAAAAATATCAAGTAATACAAAAATAGCTGTAAATTTGAAATCTGTTGATAGAATAGAATTGTATTATACGAATAATGAAAAAAAATCATTGTTGAAAAGGTTGTTACAGATAATATCTCAAATAAAAATATATAAAGTGCTAACAAAATAATAAATGTTAGTGCTTTTTTGTTGCACAAAAATATAAATATATGTAGACTTGTGAAAGGGGTGAAAACTAACAATGTTAAATGAAAAGAAGATTAACGTAATTGAAATGATTGCCACTGGAGACTTTACAATATCGGAAGCTATGGCAAAAGTGGGAATGGACAGAACAACTTATTATAAATGGAAACAAGATGTAGAGTTTATGGCTGAGCTCAACAATCGACTACAAGATATGAAAACCCAAGCAAGCAAAGACTTTGTTAGTAGATTACCGAAAGCATTAGAAGAGTATTGGAAAATTTGTCTTTCTTCCACAGATGTTAGAACAAAAGAGAAAGCTCTATCTTACTGGATTGATAGAAGTTTAGGTAGAATCGGCAATATTCAGGCAGAAGAAGGTAGAAATGAAGATGATATTAACATTGAGGATATATTATCAAACATAGTTAAAATAAATAATAAATCTGCATAAACATAAATAGTTATCCTAATTGGATAGTATAGTTAAAATAATAGAAATATGGTAACGAATGAAAAATGTATTCATAACTTAAAGGTTTTGAATAAGGCATTGACAAACATTTAATAATACAGTATAATCGTACTTAGGTAGTAGTCAAAACTTATATTCAAAACGATTAAGGAGTGATGGCATGATATACGGTTACTGTAGAGTATCTACTAGAGGTCAGTTAGATGGTAATAGTATAGAAGAGCAAACAGACAAGATTAAATCAAGATATACAGATGCAGAGATAATAGTTGAGAGTTATAGCGGTGCTAAAGATCGACCTATATTTAATAGTGTTATCAATAAGCTACAGTCTGGTGATACATTGGTTGTCACTAAGCTAGATAGATTTTGTAGGACTACTAAGGAAGGACTGGGGTATATTGATAAGCTAAGAGATAAGGGTGTATCAGTCCATATAATGAACATGGGATTAATAGAAGATACTGCAATGGGTAGATTAATAGTTACTAATCTGTTAGCATTTGCAGAATTTGAACGATCAATGATTGTAGAACGTACACAGTCAGGCAAGGCTATAGCACGTACTAAGAATGGATTTAAAGAGGGCAGACCTAAAGAGTATACACAGACTCAACTTGATTATGCTGTTAAATTATTAGAGACAAACAGTTATAAGCAAGTAGAAGAGATGACTAAGATTAGTAAATCAACATTACAAAGAGCAAAGAGAGAAAGAATATGATAAATTTAAAAATAATTAGCATATCATTTGAAATGATGTGCTTTTTTATTGCTCAAAATATCAAGTAGGGGGTATCCTTCTATTTTTGAAAACGCTGATAAGAGTGCGGTTAGTCAATAAAAAACTCGTACCAAAAATCAAACTCCAATGTTGTTATTTATATACAATTATGGTAAAATATGGACAAAGGAGGATTTAAAGATGGATGTTAAAATTACAGTTTTTAATAAAGAAATAAATAATGGATTAGATGAGATGATTTTGAAAAGACAACAACTATTAGAGCCAATTATAGCAGAATTGCAAAGTATTAAAAACAGCATTGGCAAATTAATTGCTCAGAAGGAATTTCTTGAAGCAAGAGGCTCCTTAACTCTTGAAGAAACATTAAAGCCTTTATTGGATGAATTAGCAGAATTACATTTTCTATATAATAAAAGAAAAGAAGAGAGTAAAGGATATATTGACACTGTTAATAGCGAGCTGGATATTCTTGAAAAATTAAAGAAAAAATATATTTAATGAAACTAAATTGCATCTCTTCGGAGGTGCTTTTTTATGCCAGAAAAGAAAGAAGGTGATTATCAATAGCAAAGATTAACTTAAATATTCATGAAAATATTGTGATACTTTATAAGTATCTTAAAATTAATTATGGAGATGAACTAGCTAAAAAACTGATAAAGGAAAATAAAGATAGATTATTTACTTATCACGGATTAGCTTACCAATTAGGTAGAATTTCGTTTGAATTTTTCTGTATGTATTTTTTACAAGAAGCATATACTGGTTCTGGTAAAGCGGAATTATCTCCAACTCATAAAGAGATATGGGAAGAAGTTCAGAATTCAATTCAAAGTATTAATGGTGATAGAAGAGAATACATAATATCACGAGGTTTTGGTAAGACAAGTACAATTTCATTACCTTTAGCAGTATGGTGTTCACTCTATAACTATTCTATTTATACAGTAATATCATCCAGTATATCCGATACAGCAGAACAATTCATAGCAGAAATAAAAATGCTTTTAAAGGATAATGAATTTGTAATTCAGGCATTTGGAAATATCTTTAATAAGAATTTAAAGAATAATTCTGAAGAGTTGGAGTTAGATACAAAGCCAAAGCGAACAATGATTAGGAGTATATCCGCTAATAGTTCATTTCGTGGTACCCGATATGGAAGCAATAGAATTAATCTTTTAATATTGGATGATTACCAGAATGAAAATGTATTATCAAGCGAACAAACAAGAGAAAAGTTCATAAATAGATTTGATTCCGATGCTTCTAATGCTATAGAAGAAAGCAACTTTCATTTGATAGCAGTTGGAACAATTCAAATGAAGAACGACTTTTATCATTCTTTAGCTAACAATCCAATATGGAAAACTCGTATTCATGCAGGAGTATTGGTCAATAATGTTGATGAATTGTTCAATAATGGTTTATGGTTAGAGTTCAAGAGAATATTAACAGATAGCGGAAGAGAATTTCCACTTGAAGATGCAAAAGAATTTTATTATAACAATGAAAAGGATATGCAATACCCTTTATTGTGGCAAGAATACTGGGATTGTCTGTCATTTGCATTAAAATATTTTTCTAACCCAGTAAGTTTTAAAATTGAAATACAAAATGATATTAATAACATTGGTGAAAAATTATTCAAAACTATAATTACAAAGTCAGCAGTAGAGATTGAAAGTATTTCTTTTAAGAAAACTATATTATCAGTTGATCCAGCAACAGGAACAGATGCAAAGAATGACTATTCAGCATTTTGCGTAATGTCTGAAGCAGATAATAGCATTCGATATGTCAGAAAAGGTATAATTGATAAATTGAAATTTGATGATTACATAAATCAAGTAATTGACCTTATAAGAAAATATGAAGATATTACCCATATAAATGTTGAGAAAAATACATACATGGGATCTGATGTTTTAAAACTGAATGAGATTATTAATAATGATCCTTCCTTGAAATCAAGGGGGATTATTTTTATTAATAAGCAACAAAACAAAAATAAGGATGCTCGTATTAGTTCAATAGTTGGTGATGTTAATTTAGGACAAATTGTTTTTAATGAAGAAGATAAGGATTTTATTGAGCAAATAAAAGATTTTGCTGGGTGTAAATACACGCTACATGATGATGCACCAGACGTTGTGACTTCAGCAGTTGAAACAATCAGCACTATTCAAAATGTACCAAAGCTTAAACTATTAGACTTATCCTATTTAGGGTTATAGAAAGAAGGTGAACAATGACGGACGAAAAGACAATTATAGATAGTATGGTACAAGGATATTATGCCAACTTACAATCTTATATAAAAATGAGAGATTACTATAATGGTGAACATGATATCGTTGCTACTTATAAACGTGAAACCAATAGGAATAACTATATTTCTATAAATAATTTCATACAAAAATTCATTGATGAAGAAATTCAATATACACTTGGGAATGCTGTTAGTTTTACAAGTATGTCAGGAAATAATGAAATAATTAATGCCATTGATAATAGTTTATTTCATTTTAAGGCTAATCATAATCAGCTTTTAATGAAGGAACTTGAAATATATGGTACGTGCTACGAACTATCATATATTGACCGTAAAGGACGATATTGCACAAGAATATTAAATCCTACAAATGCAATTATATATACTGATGAAGATGAAGTTCCACAGATTTTTATACATTTTTATAAGAGACAGTATGACGATAACCAGTATAAGGATATTTATTATAATGATGGTCGAATTGAAATATATAAGAATGATGCATTGATAAATACTAAACAGCACATATTTAAAGGCTGTCCAGTTTCAATATGTCAAATGGATATAGAACAGACTATTTATTGTAAGATTAAGCGTTTGAATGATGCATACAATCAGATTGTATCGGATCAGGTTAATGTTATTGCCGATTATCGTAATGCTTATTTAGTTGTAGTGGGTGCTGAAGTCGATGAAGTGGCAGCCAACACATTAAAAGAAAAAGGTATATTGAATTTAACTTCAAAAGACTCAACAGTTTCATGGTTATTGAAGGAGATGAACGATCAGTATATTCAAAATATGATAGGTAATCTTAAAAATTCCATGTATGAGAATTGTAATCATATAGATGGAAATGAAAAATTACAATCAAATACTAGCAGTTTAGCAATTAGAAGTAGGCTTATATTCCTTGAAAATCGATGTAAAACTATGTTTGATATTGTGTCTGATACTATTTACGATAGATTAGAACGTTTGTTTGAGTATTTGTCACTAAAAAATCTTACATACAATGTGAAAGATATTCGTATTAGTTACACACCTAATATTCCTATCGATATCATTACAATAGTACAGGCTATCAGCCAATTAGGTGATAAAATTAGTCTCGAAACAGCATTAAAACAGTTACCTTGGGTTGAAAATCCTTCCCAAGAGATTGAGAAAATCAAAGCGGAAAAATCCGCTATGGATAAAATTGACCTCGATAAGATTAATGGTTATGGCGAATAGGGGTGTTAAGTATGTCTTTACAAAGTGAAATGATAAAGATGAAACAAGAAATGGAAAAGTATGGTATAAAAAATACATATCAAATTCTTCAGTTATTTAAGCGTAATCAAGATGATATTTTAGAAAAAATCAGAAAGATTTATATGAAACAAATGGTCGGTGATACATTAAATATATCCGATTATCAAAGATACACTGTTTTAACTGAAATAGAAAAGCTATTGAAAGGTGGTATTGATGTATTAACAGATAAACATACCTCTATAACAAGAGATATTTTAACTGATGTATACCAAGAAAGTTACTATCAATCAGCTTTTATTATTGATAAAGGAGTAAAAGCAACTACTAATTTTGCTTTATTACGTCCAGAAATGGTAAAGGCAGCAATTGAAAGACCGATAAGAGGAAGAGATTTTTCTACTAGTATATGGAAGAACACTAACCAATTATCAAAAAGGGTTGTTTCTGATGTTGAAAAAGCATTAATTCAAGGTGTATCACCTGAAAAATTAGCTAGAGACATCAAAAGTACCTATGGATCGTCAGCTTATGAAGCTAAAAGGTTGATAAATACAGAAGTGGCTAAGTCAGTAATGTATGCACAAGATGACGTATATCAAGATAGCGGAGTTGTTCAAGAAGTATTATGGGATGCTACGCTAGAAGACAATACGTGTGAAGATTGTGCTGATTTAGATGGACAAACATTTGATAAACATGATCATCCTGATTGTCCTTATCATCCGAATTGCAGATGCTGTATTATTCCAGTAGTGGATGGGTGGAAACCTACAAAGAAGATTGAGAATGTAAGGAATGCCGATGGCACAAAAAGTGTTATTGATTATACAGACGTTAATAGTTGGAAAAAATCAAAGTTAGGGGAGTAGACAAGTGGCTAAAGTAGAAGAAAGAGTATATTCAGCGGATTCGGACGATTATAAAATTGTTAAAAAGGAAACATATACATCTTTAGAAAAAGAAAAGAAGAAAGCAAAGTTTAAAAGTGATCCCATTAAGGATTTTATTACTGAAGGTAATAGAAAAAAGTATGGTCATATTTGCTATAGATGTAAGGATAAAAAGTTTTGTAAGCGGTGGATTGGTAAGATAATTATGAACTGTGATGATTTAAGGAGGTGATATATTGAGTAGTTCATCGGATTTACAAGTTGGATTTTATGAGAATACATATGATGTTGATGCCGCAGAAGATATAGAGATTATAAATGTTATTAGAATTGAAGAGAATGCCAATATAGGATATATATCCAATATTAAAATGGAGTTCTATCCAGTTTGCAATAATAGTTTTTCAGTAAATGGGAAAATTATTAAATCTTTTGATGGTACATTTAATCCACCTTCTGAATTAGAAATTAGTTCTTTAAAAATAAAACCAATACGAGGTTCAATGTTTAGTATTATTTACTATTATTACTTATAATGGTTATTCAAAGGTATTGCATATATTAGCAATGCTTTTTTAATACAAAAAAATGCACTATATGGACTTAATGTACATGTAGGACACTATAAAAGAAAAGGAGATTTAAAAATATGGATTTTAATGAAGCATTACAACAGCTAGAACAATTTAAGGATACAGATGAATATAAAAACTATTTTGGGGGTTTGATAACACCTGATAGAGTTAAGGAATATTTATCTACAGACGAAGGTAAAAAGATTATTCAGCCAGATATGGATAAGTATTTTAATAAAGGACTTGAAACGTGGAAAGCTAATAATCTTGATAAACTAGTAAATGATGAACTTACTAAACGAAATCCTTCTACTGATCCTAAAGATATTGAACTAGCACAAATGAAAGCACAACTTGAAGCCATGCAGAAAGAAGCTTTAAGAAAAGATTTAGCAAACAAGGCTTTAAAGATTGCTAATGAAAAGAAATTGCCAACAGAATTAATTGATTTTTTCATTGGAGATGATGAAGAGACTACTAATAATAATATTAAGAACTTTGAAAAAATATTTAATACAGCAGTTTCTTCTAGTGTTGACAATAAGATTAAAGATAATACTCATATTCCACCAGCAGACAAGACAGAGCCTTTAACTGGTGTTGAACAAGCATTTCAAGAAATGACAGGTTTAAAGATTACACAATAAGACTTTATTACATGGGTGAAATGATATATCCCAAATAGTAATGTCTTATTTTTTTGTCCAAGTTAAGGTTTGCGGACGTTAAATAAACAAAACCACTATAAAAAATAAAAAGGATGGTACATATATTATGGCACATACACAGCAAGAACGTTATTCAACAATGGTTGATACTCAATTAAGAAACACTTTAGTAACAAAGGATGGAGTTATTTTCAACAATAAGTATGAAGGTGATCCGAAAGCAGGAGCAGTTAAAATTCCAGTAAGAGATACAGAGGTTGCAGTAGGTGATTACAATAAAGCTACTGGTGGTACTTTATCTGCTGGTGCAACTACTTATATTACTTTAACAATTGATAAGGATAAGTATGTTAATGAATTAATTGATGGTTACGATGCAGTTTCAGTACCAGATAAAATTGTAGCACAAAGACTTGACTCTGCGGGTTATTCTTTAGGAAATCAGCTTGATAGTGATGGTATTGCTGCACTTGTAGCTGGTGGTACTGCATTTGGAACTACTACAGCATTAACTAAAACTACTGTTTATGAAAGCTTTGTTGATATGAAAACACAGTTATCAAAGAATAAAGTACCTGTTACTGGTAGATATGCAATTATTTCTCCTGATGTACATGCACTTGTTTTAAAATCTCCTGAATTTATTTCTGCATCTAGTTTAGGTGATGATGTTAAACAGTCTGGTGCGGTTGGTCAGATTGCTGGATTTACATTATATGAATGTAATAATATGGCTGCAACGGTTGAAATTATTGCTGGACATCCTGAATGGTGTTCCAGAGTTCAAGAATGGGCTGTTCCTGTTCACTTACAGGATTTAAGTGGTTCTGGTACATTTATTGGTGCTTCCGCAGTTCAGGGACGTAAGATTTACGCTCATAAAGTAACTAAGGCAGCAGCAGTTTTAGTTAAGTCAAAGACAGTAGCTTAATATTACATACTAAAAAAGTAAGGGTACTGCGATTTGCAGTACCCCATTAAAAGAAAGTAGGTGTGTAATGTCAATAATAAATATCAATTTGAAATATCCAGTTGAATTAAATAATACAGTAAAAGAACTTCTTATAAGCGAAGGTATTACAGTTAATGATACAAAACTATCGCTAATAATCGATAATGTTTATAATGTTATCTGTAAATATCTAGGTGTTTCATCGGATGTTTATTCTAATGAATATTTTACCGCCATAATTCAATTGGCAGTGGTTTATTATAATATGCCACAGGGATTTGATAAGGTAACGACTAAGACACAAGGAGCGAGAAGTCAAACTATATCAACAAACTATAGTTCACTTGATAGTGAAGGACTTACACAACTTGTAAAATCAATGTTACCTCGTCCTACATTGAGGGTGATATAATGAGTGATTGGTTTTACGACAAAGATATTAATATTATAAATAAAACTGAAGGTTATAAAGATGCTTATAGTATTTGGCATGATGGCTCATATTCCGTTATTAAAACTTTAGAGTGTGATGTTCAGCCAATAACAAAAGAAATAGCAATTCGAGATTTTGGTATAGATAAAGTAGTTAAATATAGGATATTTTGTGATTATTCAGATTTAATTGAAGTAGGTACAATAATACAATATTTAAACCATTATTATAGAGTTGAAAGTATTATATCTTGGGATTATTTAGATATGATAGTAGGTGATTATAATGTCGTGTAGTTATAAATCAAATTTAGAGAATGTAATAAAAAGAATAACGAATGCTGAAAAATTGGCTTTAGAAGAAATAGGATTTTTTGTTGAAGCAGAAGCTAAATCTAGAACAACAGTAGATAAAGGAACTTTAAAAAGATCTATTACTAATGTTGTAGATGAAAAAGAGAAATCTGTTATTATAGGAACAAATGTTGAATATGCACCTTACGTAGAGCTTGGAACTAGTACACAAAGTGCAAAACCATATTTGACACCAGCAATTAAGGAAAATGAAGAAAAAATTAATGAAATACTTCAAAAACACCTATTGAAAGAGGTGAAATAATGTTTGATATTCTTGAAATAATTACACAAAGATTAAATGAGACAGGGTATGATGTACTTTATAATGAAAAAAAAGATATTAATACATCATGCCCTTTTGTTATTTTTAATATCCCCAATTCAAGTGAGAATTCACAAAGTCAACGTTATGATTATTACATAGAGATTGACATCTGGACTAAAAATTTAAATCAGTGCATAATCATGACTGATAAAATAGAGTCACTTTTCCATAGATATATAGTCACAAATGAAAAATTACAAGCAACTTTTTATGTCACAAATAGGATTAATAATATTCCAGACGAAAATAGTATTGTAAAAAGAAATCAACTTAGATTAGAAGCAAAAACATATAAAATTATTGCTTAAATTTAAATAGAAAGGATGTAAAATATGACAGCAGATAAGATATTATTAGGTATGGGAGTTGTAACAGTAGGCACTACTCCTATAGGATTAACACGTGGTGGATCTGTTTTTGTGGTTGAAAGAGATTATAGAAATATAGAGGCTGATGGAGATAGAGGGGTGGTTAAAGGTAGAACTTATATTGATAGTGAAAATGCAAAATTAACTGTTAATGCTTTAGAATTATTTAATGCAGTTGATATGAAAAAATATTATCCTGGAATGAGTATCACACCTGATAGTACAACTACACCAACTAAACACATAATGACAAGTACACTTAAAATAGTTGAAGGTGATTATAATGATGTTAAATGGACTGGTAAAACTAAAGATGGAAAAGCAGTTTCAATAGTTATACAGAACGCTTTAAACATGAGTAACTTAGAATGGACATTAGAAGATAAAAACGAAGTTGTCCCTTCATTAGAATTTAGTGCTACATATGATGAAGAAGATAGAGAAACTCCTCCATGGAATGTAGAATTTGCAGTATAAAAGCTAATTATTAACGAGAACGGAAAAATTCCGTTCTCTATTTTATTTAAGGAGGAAGTTATGATTACTAAAAACTTTGATTTAGAAGATGTTTTTAAAGTATCTGAAATAATAGATAAAATGGGTTTGGAAGCTGATATTAGTAAGATAACAAAATCAATCCAAACATCAAAAGTAGAACATAAAAAGGATGTTAATGCCTTGGGAAAAGAAATTGCAGTCGGTATAGGTCTTGACGTTATTACAAAAATAATCAGAAATTTACATAAGGCTAAAAAAGAAGTAAAAGAGCTAATGAGTAATATGACTGGTTTATCGATGGAAGAAGTTAGTAAGTTAGGAATAAAAGATATTAAAGAATTTTTTGTGGAATTATTTAGTTATGAAGGTTTTGAAGATTTTTTATCACAAGCAGGGGAATCAAACGTTACGAAATAGAAGATCTCCTGCTTAAACGCTATAGCAATATTGATTATGTTTTAAAATTACCCTTAAAACATAGTGTAAAATTAATTGAAAAAGCTTTAGAAGAAGATACAAAGGAATATGCTTTTAGAATCTATTTAGCGTCTTTTCCTAATATAGATAGAACTTTTAACGAGTTTTGGGAAGAAATCAAACCAATTGATAAAAAAGTTGATACAAGAAGTATAGATGATATCATGCAGGAAGTAGCCAAAATAGAGGATATATTTGAGAAAGGAGGGAAGTAAAATGGAATTATTTCGGTTACTTGGAACGATTTTAATAGAAGATCAAGAAGCAATACAATCTTTAAAAAATGTCGATGATCAAGGTAAAAAAACTAAAACTAAACTACAAGATATAGCTGATAAAGGAGCTATAATTGGAGCTGCTGTTATATCGGGAACAGGATTAGCAATTGGTGGTTTAATGGCGCTTGCAGATTCAACTGCTGGAACTGCTGATAAATGGGATAAGCTTTCTCTGCGAACCGGAATAGCAGTTGAAGAATTGCAAAGATGGGGATACGCTGCCGGGCAATCTGGAGCTGATATATCAGTATTAGAAACCGGAATGAAAAAATTATCAAATACAATGATTGATGCGCAGAACGGTTCAGAATCTGCAAAAAGTGCTTACGAACAATTAGGAATTTCAATGACTGATTTAGCAACTATGACACCAGAGCAAACATTTGAAAGTGTTATGACTGCTCTAGCAGGAATGGAAGAAGGTGCGTTAAAAAACAGTATTGGTAATGACCTACTAGGAAAATCATATACAGAGTTAAAACCATTGATCGCACAAGGTGCAGATGGAATGCAAGCATTAAAAGATAGAGCTGATGAACTTGGTATTGTTATGTCCGAGAAGGCTGTTAATTCTGGTGTAGTATTTGGTGACACTTTAGCAGATGCTAAAGCAAGTTTAGATGGTGTTAAGAATGGTATAATGGCAGATTTGATTCCACAATTAACCAATATGTTGAATTGGTTTTTAGATCACATGCCAGAAATTCAATCAGCAGCAAGTAATGTTTTAAATGGAATAGCTGACGTAATTGGATTCATTACAGATAACTCTAATATTTTAATACCTGTTTTAGGTGGATTATTAACTTCTTTTCTTGCTTTGAAAGCTATAAGTACGGTTAATCTTTTAATGGATGCATATAAGAAATCAACCTTAGCCACTACTATTGCACAAAAAGGTCTTAATGTTGCATTGAAATCAAATCCGATAGGTATAGTAATAACAGCGATCACTGCTTTAGTAGCTATTGGTATTGCTCTGTATATGAATTGGGATACAGTAAAAGAAAAAGCAGGTCAACTTTTCGATAAAATGAAGACGGTATTTAATAATATCAAAGATAGTGTATCAAATGCAGTTGAGGCAGTAAAAACAAAAGTAAGTAATACTTTTGAAAAAATTACAGATACAATGTCAAAACCGTTTGAATCTGCGAAAGATAAAATAAGTGATGTTATAAATAAAATAAAAGGATTTTTAAACTTCAATTGGGAATTTCCGAAGTTAAAAATGCCACATTTTAGTGTAAGTGGAAGTATGAATCCTATGAAATGGATCGAAGAAGGTGTACCTAAAATAAGTGTAGATTGGTATGCTAAAGGCGGTATTTTTAGTAAACCAACAATTTTTAATACTCCATATGGATTAAAGGGTGTTGGAGATGCGAAAAGTCCTGAAGTAGTCGCTCCGTTGCATAAATTAAAAGAGATGCTGGGAATAGATAATAAGAAGGATACAAAACTTGAAGTGAATTTAAATATTGAAAACTTCTATAATGATTCAGAAATGGACATTGAAAAATTAACCGATGAAATTGCTTTTCAAGCTCAGAGAAAATTAGGAGGAGGTGGTGTAATTGCCTAATAAGAATAGATTTATTTTTAAAGGTGAATTGAGCGATACTTTTGGATTAGAATTAGTACCTATAAAACTTGGACGTAGACAGAAAGCAGAAGAACAAATAGATCGTTATGAAATACCATATAGTAATAATGAATTGATTATTCATAGTGGCAAATATAAGCCTTATATTCAAGAATTTGAATTCATTTTAAAAGATTATAAGTTAATACCTGTTATAAATCAGTGGTTATCAGGGAGGGGAAACCTTCAAATTGATGATAATACTGATTGTTATTTAATAGCGAGTGTGATAGAAGGATGGGAATATGAGAAATTTACGTTTAACACATACAAGTTTAGTGTTAAATTTCTTGTAGATCCTTTTTACTACTTTATGGAATCAAGGTCAAAAATAATTACTAAACCCGGAAATTATGCAAATAGAGGAAATATATACTCAGAACCATATATTAAAATTAATGGAAATGGAAATGTTGAATTAATTATTAATTCTCAAATATGTAGTTTCACAGACGTTCAAGACTTTATTGAGATTGATACTGAATTAAAAATTGCATATAAAGATACCATTAATCAAGGATATAGAATGAATGGAGATTTTCCAATATTAAATCCCGGTATTAATTCAATTAATTGGACTGGTAATGTGACTAGTCTAGAGATTAAAAATAGAAGCAGGGAGTTGTGATTATGATAAGATTATTCGATAGAAACGAATCAAATTTCAATCATAATAATTGTATTTTAAATCCTTTATCATGTTATGTGATTGAAGAAGCAAATGGTATGTTTGAAGTTGAAATAGAATTACATAAAAATGTATATATCGCTAACGGAAATATAATAAAAGTACCTACACCACGTGGTGAGCAGTTGTTTAGGGTTTATCGGTGTAATAAGACCTTAAAAGGGAAAAAAGCATATGCAAGACATATTTTTTATGATCTATGCAATAATTTTATTATAAATGTTAATTTGGATAATATATCTGCTTATACTGCGTTACAAGAAGTTTTAAATAATACAGAAACACAACATAAATTTATTGGCACCACTGATATAACATATTTAGGTACTGCTAGTTATAAACGTATTAATCCCATTCAAGCTATAATAGGTGCAGATAATAGTATATTAAATACATGGGGTGGTAATTTAATCAGAGATAATCTTAATATTAATATAAAAGCTAATAGTATAAATAGGGGCTATGAGATACAGATGGGTAAGAACCTTTTAGGCATTGAAGATGATAGTGATGAATCCAGTGTTAAAACAAGACTGTATCCGATTGTAGAAAATAATGGTGAGATTATTATGTTGCCTGAAAAATATGTAGATAGCCCTTATATTAATAATTATGGTGATCCTATTATATATGAAGAAAAAATAATACTAACGGATGAACAAAAAGAATTAAATAACGAAGAAATTTATTCTATTATGCGAGATCATTGTAATGAATTATACAATACATACAATATTGACAAACCAATTGTTAATTATAAAATTGATTTTGTA